CATCAACATATTAGAAATTTAAAAGGTGGAAACGGCGAATATTTGCTTAAAATGGGATTAGGTTCTTTACCGAGCACAGTTGCTGGCGTGCCTTATGTTTTAGCATCTGATATGCCAGATGTAGGAGCTAATACTTACCCAATTCTAATTGGTGATTATAAAAAAGCTTACACAATCGTAGATAATCGTCAAATCCGCTTTAAAGAAGACCCTTACTCTTCTGCAGGCTCTGATAAAATTGTTTTCTATGTATTCAAAAGAACAGGTGGACAAGTTGTTTTACCTGAAGCAATTAAAAAAATCAAAATTGCAACTTCTGTATAATTTTAACTATTAAATAAATAAATTTTATGTCAAGTGTAGATCAAAAAAATAATATTAGTGTAAAAAATGCACTTAATATTCAAGCAATTTCAACAAATGCAACTACTGCTGGCGTTGAGATTGACACTCAAGGTTTTGAATCGCTAACTTTTGTTATCGAAACAGGGGCTAGAACCGACGGAACTATTACTCCACTTCTTCAAGAGTCTGATACTTCAGGCTCTTATAGTGGTTCAGTTGATGATAATGATTTGATTGGAACTGAGGCTCGACATTAGAAATAAACCCAGTTCCCGTTGTTGGCATGGGAATGAATGGCGGTGCTAATGTTGGGGTTGGATTAGCTACTAGTGGTCATGGCAAAGAATATATTTCGTCATTTGATTGCGGTAATTACGGCATCTTAATTTCTGATGATAAAGAAATTTTTAGGCAAGCTAAAGAGGATAATAAACTAACTGTTTATTTTGGATATAACGATTATAAAATTTTAGGTATATGATAAATTTAAGACTAGCGGAATACGATTTAGAAACTGGGAAATTTAAGAGGTTTTTAGAGCTTGGAAAAGATTTTGGATATTATGGGAATTTTATTTTAGTATCAAATGACCTCTCTCAAAACTTTGCAGAAGAAAATACCCCAATTTCTGAATCAGAGCAAGATGGAAGTTGCGGGTCAATACCAAGTTCCGTAGTTAGAGTTTTAAAAGACATAAAAGACCCCCTAAAGCGTTATAATGGCTTGTATGATGGGTTTACATATGGAAATGGAAGATTTGTATTGATGGAATCTGATTTAACATGAAAAGAAAAAAACCACCGTATATATATAATCCTTCAACTAACGAATTTCTACTTAATATTAGAAAAGAAGTTGAGGATTATGAAAGAGGAAGAAAATATCAGTTATATTTTTTGGGAATTATTGCAATCGTAATAATTATTCTTTTAGCTTATCAACAATTCTCTTAGCCCAATCTCTACCAGTATCACCGCCCCATAAGTCCCAAGCTATTCGCCAAGTTGTCGGCTCGCCATCTCTAAATTCGTAATGTGTTGAGCGATAGTTGCCGTGTCTCGAGAAAAACGAGTGCATTCTTTTTACTGTTCTTTCAGTTAAATTTTCTTTGTTTTTTAATTGATTAGCCCTTGCAACTCCTACTAATGTCCCGCCCCTTCCATATTTTGCACGCCATTCTAAAGCCCTAGAGGCAATATTTGCCATCTCATCAGTTGGTTTGTAGGTTTCCGTTGCTTTAACTGACATTGATTTATTACCAAATCGATTAGAATAATCAACAATGCACCTACATCCAATAGATTCCTCCGCTGGTAAATTCGGGTCTCTTGGAAACTTAGCTTTAAACCCACCAACGATAAAATCATCATTAATACCAACTTGTTGAAAGTCGGCACTGGCATGAGTGGGTCTAGTTTTCATGTCAAGAATTGCTACCCAAGTTTTTAAAACTTCAACGGGTTTATTGTCAATCTCCAATTCCTGTTCATCAATAATTTGAGCCTCTTCTTGCCTTGTCCATGCCTCGGTTAATCCAACTACTTGCGAAGCTATTAACTCGCTTCTTGCTTGCCTTCTATCAAGTAAGTTAATCTTAACATTTCTTGCAATAATTATCCATTCTGGCAAAGCTTTTTGATTGTTAAACTTTAATTCCTCTTGTCTTATTGCTAAATCAATTTCTTTTGCGTTTGTTTCTGCGATATATTTTGCTTGCTCTTCGCTTTGATTTGCAATAAAAAATGTTGATGATTCTTTAAATTGTGTATTTATTTCTTTTAGCTTGTCTTTGACATTCGGATCAGTGATTTCTTTTATTTCTAAATCTATACCAAAATTTAAACCTTTTCTTTGTAAATCTTCTCGCAAGTCAAAACTAAATTCTCTTACTGTCTTACGCATCATGTCTCTTATTTCTTTTAGAAACTCGGGGTAATAATTATTAGCTAATTCTTTCGCATTTACTGAGCCATTTTTGCGGTAAATACTTTCCGCATCATTTGCCATATTTCTAAAGATAACCCGCAAATCAGGAATTGAATTGGCTTCTAATTTACGCTTGCGAACATCAATTTCCATAAAATTCTTTAGCTTTTAATTGGATATAATCATTGGTGTAAAACTTCCCGCCGTCTTGATGTTGTTGAGCTTTCATTATTTTAATAAACTCACTCTTAGCAACTGGATTATTTCTATTGTCGTCCGTGTAAATATCTCTGCCCGACTCAATTAAATTAGCTGGTCTGTAAATAATATCTCCGCCGTCAATTGCTTCAAATCCTGTGATACTTCTAATTTCGTTATCAGTATATTTACCAATCTGACTTAGGATTTTAGCATTTTCATATTTTCTCGCTTCTAATGCTTCAATAGCTGATTCATCAAAGTAAAACTCTAAGTCCTGAGCGTTTGGATATCTTGATAATAATTTTACTGATAAAAATTTTAATAATCTTTTTAAGATTGGCAAAACCGCATTATCATAAAACAAATATTTTGAAGCGTCCATGTTGGAAAAAGACATATTGTCGGGGCTAATCATCGGCAAAGGTATTTTAACCGCTGAATAGCAAGCTTCCGCACAACCTTTTTTTAATGTTGGAAAGTCCATGTCTTTTGTTGACTCTGATAATTGAATCCAATTGAAATCGCCACCTAAAAAAGCTGGCTCTCCTGCGTTTTTTGCTCCTGATAATTTGTTTTTAATTGTAGATTTTAAGCCATCAACTTGCTCTTGACTTAAATCATTGTTGCCTTTGTAAGTAATAATTCCGCTTGGTCTTGCTTGGTTTTTTAGCATTGAATAGTTGTGAACGCTTGCTAAAATATATTGTTGAATCTCTAATTGACAACCTGCATAAGCTGATATTCCAATTAAATTCGATGATGAGAATTTTGGATTATAACTTCTTAAATGGAGTAATTCATTTTTTTTAGAATCAATGAATCTTTTGTCATAATCTCTGCGGTAAATACAATTAGTGTTGGTTGAGTTCCAACTATATTCACCCGCATAACCATCTTTTGTATCTTGTTGAATAATTATGTCTTGCGGGTTGATGGTGTTTAATTCAACTGGTTTTTTTTCGCCAATAATATTAATATAACTGTTTCCCGTCAATAAATATGCTGAGGCTAATTCTTGCATGAATAGTTGACCATCAACAAATGGATTCGGATTTCTTAAAAGCTTTAGTGCATCGTGTTCATAAGTGAAATCGCCGTTTTTATTTTTTAAAACAATATCAATTGAGCCAATGGCTTCGGCAATCATTTTAGTTGCTGTAAAAACTGGGCAAGCTTCTAAATAGAAATTAATAAATTCACTGGGGTTTGTTGTAGCTGAGTAATTATCATCACGACCAAGAAAGTAATTAAAGAATTTTAGTTCGCCTTTTTTTTTAAAGAAATTCCATTGCATGCTAAAAAAATTGATTTTATTTTTAATAATAACTTTTGTTAATAAAAAATAAACACTAAAAACAAGGCTTTAAAAACTAATAATTTGTTTTTTCTCGAATAATCCAATTTTGCAAGCATCAATAAAAGTATCTACAAAATCATCGTGAGCGGAATTATTAAAAGATAATAACTCTTCAACTAAATCATTAAACCCTTCGATTTGATTATTAAATATAACATTAGGAGTAGTTATATTTAAACAAGGAATAATATTATTAGCTCGCATTACTTTATCGCCATCTCTTGGCAAAGTTTGTTTAATCATTTGCTCGCTTGGAACTGGTAAGCCATCTTTGCGATATTGTTGCAATAAATAAGTTCCGTGAGCCTTATCTTCAATCCAGATATATCTAAATCCATAACCAAGCTTTGGCATAATCCATGGTCTAATCCAGTTATCAATTTCA